AATAAACAAAAAACCCGGAAACGCTGAGTCACGCATCCGGGCCTTTTTTCTTTTCTCACCTTCCTTTCTTATTTTAATTTTAAATTATCAAGTTGTGAAATTGTAAGCCTGGCCGTAAGGCCTGTATCATTAAATATGATATTATCTAATGCTAAGTCAATTTCATAACGCTTTCTAATTTGCTTCAACGCATCGTCTATGTCCCACAAAACAAATAGTGGGGATTGAAAAATCTCCGCAAGTTTCCTTTCCTTTGCCATACGTTTTTCCTTTTTTAAACCTTCCATGCCCTTTTGTTTAATCCCGGTTCTCATTTATTCACCTTGCCTTTCTGATAAAGTTCCCTATCCGGCCTACCATCTTTACCACCCTTGTTATTACTATCGTCATAGTTAAGATCAATCCCTATTTCATAGCGTGCCTCTGCCGATAAACCACCCATGTTTACACTTGTAACATACCACCCACCCATATATATATCTAGTATATCGCCATCAATACCAAATGTTACATCTACTTGCCCATTTATTGACTCTGCTAAAACAATATTATCAATCAACTTGTTTGCATATTCGCTCATCAGCATCCCCCTTCCATCAGATACTCTATAAATTCATCATCAGGGTTTTCCCCACCACTTTCTACAAATTGCCTGGCCTCGTTAATTGAATCAAATTTCATTGGATTCCCATCATCATCTTCCAGATACCAATACCCATTTAATCCAAGAACACCATCAGGACTTTTTAAAGTCCTGACCACTACTGATGATTCTCTTTCCATTTATTCACCTTCCTTTCGTACTCGTGCCCAATTTTGAGATACCATGGAGAATATGAATGGGGATCTCCAATCTTATTTCTTTTACGATAACCAACCCCTTCATATCCGATCCCCATACGCAGCGACCTCCAAGGCCTGGTGGCCCTGATCCTTTCCTTGCAATTGACAATATCACCATTTTCAAGGAATATAACTAGTGCCTGTCTGACAGCTTTCCTCTTCTTTGATTTTCTTCCGGCATTTTTAGTAAATCGAAATGCCTCTTTGTACCAATTAGGCTCCGATCCAGTTAATTTTGGTAATTCCATCTTTCACCATCCTTTCTGTAACATTCTAAATTACAATTCCCTCTTCCTTTAGCCACCTCATCGCTTCTCTTAAAGACCCAAACCCTTGCGGTGGTTGACCATCATCAGTCGTAAGCCATATCGGGTATACTGAAAAATCAATATTTTTGGCTTCATCGTACTCGTGCCAATCCCTTTGATCCGACATGATATCCTCCCTGGTCTGTAAAAAAATGCCTGGTGCGGGTTCCCTAAGCATTATTCACCTCCCTTTCAAAAAAAAAATTCTACGTCATTTTAGTTTTAATAATGTCTTAGTTTTATTGCTGATTTTAGCTAAGACATACTATTTTACTTGAAATGTACCCATAGTACCAAAAAACAAGGGTTAAACGCTGTTGCCCTTGTCCCTACGTAATTACCGTAATTACGCAAAGACATAGGCTTTTCTTTCTCGTTTGCCCTTCTTAATAGGCATAATCAATTTTCAATGGCAGCTTTTTGTTATAATTGCCTTTTCGCCTTTGTGCAGTCTACCAAAGCAACCGCATTTCATTTGATCAGGATGTCCGCAGTCTTGATATCTTCCGCCCTTGATCCATACTTGTTTTCCGTAGTCAAATGAGTACTCGTTTTTATCTTTACAATATAACCTTGACCGCCCACTTTGACCCAAACCGGTATAATATAACCTTGACATTATTTAATCACCTCCCTTCAAATAAATAGAATAAATTATTAGAATAAAGTGAAAACTCACGAACAAAGGCCATAATAAGTATATGGCCGATGTTTGAAGTTTTCTAACTGGTGCAACATCCGCAACAAGGTGCGTCGATACACCTGCCATTGGCATTCTGTGTTACGCTTTCACCACTTGAGAAAGTATACGTATTTACCACTTGTGTAGTTGCTCGCTTATCATCGTTGCAAATTAAATGTAATACGTAATATTTTCCGGCCTGTGATCGCTTCAATATTCCGGCCTTTGGTAATACCCGGCCCTTGCAAACAACACAATATCCTGCATAACGGTTTACCATTTTCTTTTCCTCGCTTTCCTAAAAATATAGAATAATAAAATAATTACTTGCCTAAAATTTCACTTTCGTATTGATTTTGATTCATATCGTATATGTTTGTGTATAATTTGTCGTATTTGCACATGACGAAAATTGCTATCATGCATTTTTTATAAGTAGTGAAATAATGAGTTCCAGGAACCATTCCCTTGTTGCCCATAATAAAGAAAGTCTGATCTTTTGAATTTGTACCAACTGTTAACACTTCCGCTTTTTTTCTCTTTCTCATGTTTTCTTTCCTCTTTCTTTTAAATATTAGAATAATATAATTATTAATGAGCCGGAAAAAACACGGCTATATCTTCGAGGTTCTTACGAAAACATATGCGACATTTATCGCACGTGATCTTATTTTTGCTGAATTTACATATATAAGATCGTTTGTTTTTTAGTTTCTTTATGCTGTCGCTTTCTAATATTCCGGCAATAGTCCAGTTGTTTGGAGCGTTCCCGGTGGAGTTGTCAATTGATGCTCTTAAAATTACATTAGGCAATTTTCTAAGTTTGTTGAGTGATGGTAAAAAGCTTTTTTCTTGCCATCGCTTTGTGTATCCGTATATAACTTTTTCCGGGTATCGTTTTGCGAGCCTATACCATTTATCAACCACTTCAATAGATTCAAAGTCACCTAATGTAGAATACATCCGCACAACATTCCTGGACTTTGGTATATCCGGTAATTCCTGAGATTCTAGCATTTTGCTGTTATATGCTAAATTATCTCTTACATTAGGATATTGCTTATAAGCTTTTTGCCCATAACAGTACTTGCACTTATACGGACATAATGTTGACAAATTCGCAATCTTTCCTAGTTTTGAATTTTGTAATTGATACTTCATTTAATTAGAATCCAGTAATTAACGGCCGTAAAAAAACAATAGACCATTAAAACAATAATATAAATTTTATATGGCATTCCCATTTTTTGTATGTAATAAAAGATTAATGAATATAAAATAATATAAACTGCATACAGCAAGTGCAAAAAAACACTAATGATTATTTTTATCCCATGCTAATTTTTTAAGTTCATTGCGTATATAATTCGCAAGTGATCTGTTTTCTTTATCCGCTTTGCGCTTTAATTCCTCATACGTAGCCTCATCTATCCGGGTGCTAATATTTGGTTCTGTTACCATAATTAAGAATGTATATCATTTATATACATTTGTCAACAAAAATATATATTTTTTTCATAACTATTTACACAGCAAAGGCCGTACCAAAGCTTCAGAATTTACTTGACTTTTTTAAAATACGTGATAGTATATGAAAATATATAATAATAAGTACCAGGTTTCAAGAGCTTGCGCAGGCTCGCGATTTCCTGAAGGGCTAGCGATATAACCGTGAGATCGCATATATCATATATATAATTGATATATCAGGTACATGTACCCGGTTGGCCGTGCTAGAATCAGATTAAACCAAAGAAGAGGATTGCGCTACTGATTCTATACTTGAATGTAATAAGCCGGAACTGATTGTATAAGTGAATAATAGAAGGATTATTAATTATCCTGGCTACTATTTATATTAGTATTTTTATGTCAAGAAATAAGAAAAACAACAATATATAATATAATGATAGAAGCAATTGAGAAATTAAGCGAAACAAAAGTAAAACTTAGCGTTCCGCTTATTGCAAGTTTTATCACAAAGCAATACCGGCAAGTAGATATTGCGAAAGCCTGCAATGTATCGGATCAAGCTATTAGTAGTTATATTAAGAGGCATTATGATCAGTTGCTTCCGTTAATCGATTCATCAGATGGCTTATCAGCTATGATGTCTAAACATATAGCTAGCAAAGCAAAGACGGAAATTAATCATATACTTGATATTGACACGTTCAATAAAAAGGACTTAGTTGCTCTTAATATAGTTGCAGGTACACAGATAGATAAGTATAGGCTGTTATCGGATAAATCCACAGAGAACGTCTCTATAGGTGCAATAGATGGCAGCATTAAAGAGCAAGACCAGGCAATCATTGAAGCAGAGGCCCGGTTAGATAAGCTCACCGGGAGCAAAGCAGAAGAATAATGCTATACTATATGTTGTATTTTATGCCTGGTTGTGTTAACAATAACTTGTTGTTGCGTTCTTTTATATAGATAAACACTTGTTGCATATATGTTTATACAGATTAAGCAAACATAACATTATATATCTTATCGGACGTTGAGCAGGATCGAGATTAACCAAATAAGACCACTTGTAAGGTGTACCGGGCAAGGGGGGCATATGCCTTGTGCCTGACCCTATCACTATATTATACCCCACGCACAGTTCGGGGCTGACAAAAAGGGTTTCTGATTATACTTTTTTTTATTAATATTATGATTGATAATTATAACCATACTTTTCCATACTTTTTAAGTTTCAGTTGATATAGTTGACTTAGTTGACGTTGTTTTTAATATTCTTTTCATTCTTATAATTCTTGTTAATGGATAGAGGCTTCTGGTTTCTTTGTGGTTTCTTCACTGGTTTTTTCGTAATTACCAGGAGTTTGGTAAGTATCGTAGTTGATTATTGTTACGAGGATTCCTCTTGGTTTCTTCATTGGGGTTGTTCGTAGGGTCTTTCGGGGTGAAATCACCATCTTTTTCTTTTTTCTTATTATTTAATATTTAATACATGAATGGCTCTATATCACTCAAAGTATTCAATATATGCTTAATATTGTATTTTTTTATACATACGAGCCGTATAACCATTCAATCTTACCATTCAATATCATTCAAAGTGTTCAATATTTTACGATAATATGTATTATTATTCTAATCCGCTACCTCAAAAGTAGCGATATGTATTAATATATCATGAGTGAGAACGAGGATGAGTTTCATGCGAAGGTACGCGGGATGGTGCTTGAGAGTTACGAGCGGGGTGTAGCTGATATGGGTGAGTCTCTGATTGATTCTTTCCGTATGGTTGCCTTGAAGGATAAGCCGGAGGATACGAGGAAATTTACTGCTTTGGATATTATAAGGATACTTGAGGGTTTTATCGGTGGTAATAATAAGGTAGTGGACGAGGGGGGTTGATAATGGCTGAAGAAGGGAAAAGGGTTGAAAAATCGGGTTTATGGGAAAAGATAGTAAGGAATCATCCCAGTTTAAAGAAAATGTACCCCGATGGCGTTGATATATTTTTCGCTGATGAGGACAGGAAGGAAAAGAACAGAAAATATGGAGGCGGGGGCGGCATAGAGTTCTGGTCTGTAGAAGAGGACGGCCCTCCAAATTTTCCCAATCCCGGTAATCAGAAAAGACCTGCTGTAGAGATTTATTCTGAAGAACTTATGAATGATCCCGTTCAACTGGAAAGTGCCGTATTTCTGGATTCCCTACACCAGATACCTTTTGAAAGCGAGTACGCGCCTCTTATGAACCAGTTCAGGGGATCGTTTGATAATACCCAGACACCATACATACGGCAAGCGGCCGAAAAGTATGGGATAGACATGAACAATGAAAGGCAGTTCCGCAGTTTTATAGACAGGGTGGTTATTCCATGGTTTCTCAGGGGTGCTTTAGACGAAAGAACGGATGCCCAACTTGATGATATGTCAGGTTTTGCATACAGTTTCAGGGAGCATGATCCGCATAACCCAAGGACTTACGATAAGTCCTACGATAAATTATACAACGAATCCCAAAGGGATATTGTTAATAAGATAAGGAAAATGGTGAATAGTGAGAACTGGTACAGTACGCCAAAATTTGGAATTAGGTATGGAAAAGGCGCAGTTGACAAAACGAGGGGATTTAAAAAACAGGGTGTTTCTTGGTGAATAACAGAATAACGGGATATGGCGCAAAAAAAGACGAAAACAAATACAAATACAAAGGTAAAAAAAACAAGAACAAAAGCGGAAACAAGAACGAAAGAGCAGAAGCGGCTCGATGAGATAGAGAGATTAAAGGCGGTGATCGCGCAGGCGAAGATAAAGAAGCGCGAGGCCTTGCAGATAAAGGAGCAGTATGTCAGTACCCACTTATGGGAGTTTTTTAAGCCGTTTCGGTGGCAGGATAATTGCCGGGATCTTTTTAACGATAATATTATTACTCTTGCACCTGCTCCAAATGGTATTGGTAAGACGACAGAGGTAGTGGTCTTTATAATGTCCTGGCTTGCCGGTTACGAGGCATGGAACCCCGTGGAACCCGATTATCCGGGTGCCGTGAAGGTGGACAAGAAGTACTATAAACCCTCTTCTCTGGGTATTCCCACACCCGTCCGCGGCAGGTTGACCGGGCAGGATTGGAGCCATCATCTTGGGCAGACGGTGGTAAGGGAACTGAAGAAGTGGTTTCCGATGGAGGAATTTGACACGAAGAACAATACCCAGGGCGTTACCTGGTTCTGGTCGCACAGGAAGACGGGTTCTACTCTTGAGTTGATGACCCACGACCAGAAGATAGATTTGTACGAATCGTGGAGGGGTCATTTCTGGGTAGCTGACGAACCCCCTCCTGAGAATATATTTGACGCGATGAGCGGCAGGGGATTATCCGATTTCGGCGGTAAGATACTCATACCCGCCACACCGCTTACTCAGGCATGGATGTTGGATAAACTCGTGTTATCGGGCAGGTCTGACGTGGGGATAATGAAGAACCTCTGCGCATTGGATAACGAGGTGACCTACGCGCATGACGATGATATTCTGAGCAAGATGGGGCTTACGGGAAAGAAGACGAAATACTGGGGCGATGCGGACGGTCAGAAAAAGCAGTTTTTTGATATGATAATGAGATGGGATCTCTACCTCGGTACTGACGGTGCGGAGAGCCGGTCACCTGATGACCAGGGGAAATCGGCGGAGCAGTTTCTTATTGATAATACGCCTGAGAGCAGGCACGGGCTTATAAAGGAATTGAGATTTCTCAGGCGGGTAAAGGATACGCCCCTTGAGGACAAACCTTCCAGGTTTTTCGGTATGTTTAAGAAACTGGTGGGGCTTGTAATAAAGAATTTTGATAAATCCAGGCATATCGTACCTTTTCCCCGCGGCGGTGTTCCGACCGACTGGGTGGTTACGGTGCTTATAGACCTGCATTTAAATAAACCTCACGCAATTTCTTTTTATGGGTGTGACAAACACAACCGACACTATTGCATAGATGAATATTGGGTTAATTGTACCCCGGAGGAAATTGCGGACATTATCATCAGGAAGAAGAAGGGCGATCTATGCTGGAACATAAGCAATGTATACATAGACCCGCTCTCGAAAGGTGATAATAAGTTTATGGAGAACAGGGTGGACGTGGAGGATTCGTACACCATCATAGGAAACAGGCTCTCGGAAGAGGGCATATACCTCCAGACAGCCTCGAAAGACAAGGAATCTGGCATGAGGAACATCAGGGCATGGTTGGAAGGGCCGAACAGTATCCCCATACTGTTCTTTTTCGATACCCTGCAAAGCGCGGGGGGGAACACGCGGGGGATAGTGTTTGATATACAGAGATTGTGTTTTGATAATAACGGCAAGGTGGAAAAGATAAATGACGATTTTATGGAAAACCTCTACAGGTACACCCTGACGGGTACGGAGTACGTGGAAGAGGAAACCCCCGTCCTTATAGGCGCGGGACAGGGGCAGGAACAGTCATGGATGGGGATGTA